ATCTGCGGATTGATCCCAGAAAGCAGATTTAATACCTGTCTGTCCCCATAATTCTACATCATCCTTAAATGTTGATACTCCACTTACAATAAGTCTTTGAAATAAACCCTCATCATATACTACACCTTGATCACCATAAATGAATCCACGAACATATAAATCACCACCAGTCGTAGTACTACCACCTGCACCAGCAAGAGTTGTTACTCCAGTTACTGAAAGTACCTCACCCACATATAAACGATTTCCGAATGTACCAATACCAGTAAATGTAGAAATACCTGCAACACTTATTCCTGCACCAACATTTAAATTTTCCTCAATACCAACACCACCATCAACTATAAGTGCACCACTATCCTTATCATAAGAAGAAGTAGTATCTGCAACATTAAGTGCATCTTGAACATTTATAGATCCAGCAGAGGAATCTAAAGTTAAACCACCAACTTTAGTATTAATAGTATTGCCAGTAATAGTAACATTACCAAAAGTAGAAATACCTGAAGTTGCTAAAAATCCTTCACCAGTTATAAGAACATTACCATCAAAAGTTAAGTTAGAACTATCTACTAAAGACTTACCTGATCCAACATATGGAACTCTACCCACTGTTAAATCTTCTACTACTAAAGTACTTGCAGTTGCACCAGCATTAATATCCAATAAACCAGCAGTTGTTGTTACACCAGTTATTTCTAATTGACTAAATCTCGCAGGACCCAATACATCTAATAATATTTTTGGTTGAGTACTTCCAATACCAACAGAACCAATTCCACTACCACCAGGTGGTTCAACCCATACAAAGTTAGGTGCTCCACCAACTAAACCAGTATCATCATGATATTGTATTTGAGAAACAGTTCCACCAGCACCACTAAGAACTTCTTCTTGTCTAACCCATTCAATACCACCAGTCGCATTTTTCTTTAATATATTATTATTAGCACCTGGTTCATTGTCTGTATCATATATGGTTCCCGTTAATCTTAAATTACCTTCTATATGTAAATTTTGTGTAGGAGTTGAAGTTCCAATACCAACAGAAGCAATTCCTACAGTAGAATTATCATATACAAAATATGAACCACCATCAAATTCACCACTATTATTAAAAAGAATTTGATGATCTAATCCAGGAGGAGTAAAAGTAACAGTTACTGCAGTTCCAGGATGACCATTACTATCTGTATATCCGATGACATTAACTATGTCACCTTTAAAATTCATATCAGTAATACTTGCAATTCCACCAGAAGGAACAACTGTTCCTTCATCCCTAACAGTTAAAGAACCTGGAATTAATCCACCTATAATAGGTACCCAAAATCTTTCTCCAGGTCTTTCTCTAACTGAAATAATTTGAAATTGTTGTCCTTCAGGAGGACTTGGAAGTGGATCAGGAGGATCTCCTACATTAGGTTCAGCTTCCCCTAATCCAAGATACTGATACCTATCAGTAGATAACGCACTTTGAGGGGTTCTTTTAACCCTACCACTAAGATACTTAGGCATTACTGTTCTCTAGAATACTTGCAAGAAATTCCATCTGTAACGGAGCTGCTTGCCCACCTGCAGAAGTTACTCCTACATTTACACTTACACTATTACAATCTGCTGCTGTGATTGATAATGCTGCACCATGTGCTGGATCTGTTGTACGAGGATATGCATGTTCAGTTTGATTATTATCCATAGTACATGTAAATACTATAGATTCTGTAGCAATACCCAGAGTAGAAGTTGATCTCTTAACTCCATTAGTAACAAAATCTCCAGTTACTGCAACATGAGTATATGCACCACCTTCCTTAACAACACTTCTAGTTATTCCAGCAGTAGCAGATTGGAAACTATGTGTAGAGAGGTCTGGTGATGCTCCAACATTAACAGTAAAATTATTTGCATCAACGTATGTAATTGGTAACCATTCTCCACTAAAAGGATCGGTGCTTCTAGGATAAGATTTATGAGAAGAAAGTCCAGTATAACAACCATAATCACAACTAAAAGTTATCGACCCATCAGCAATCTTTATAGCATCACCATTTTCCATCATATGTTTTGCAATAGTTAATTGCATAACTCCAGTAGCTGGAGTATATGTTGCATCTGTTGGTGTTAATTTAGTAGCAGCTACAAACGTATGAATACCAGTATAACTGGAAGTACCTACATCTAAACTAATTGTTGTAGCTGTAGTTGCTGCAACACTAACAGCATTATTATATGCAGGATCATTAGCACTTGCACCACCAAATCCACTTGGTCTTGGATATGTATGAATTCCAGCATGAGCATCTTGAGCACATGTAAATTCCAAAGATCTTGGTGACAATCTTACACTAGTCACTCCAGCAATAATATTATGCTTTCCTATTGTTAATGTGGCAATTCCCACAGAAGGATCATATTCTGCTGCAGAAACATCATAATATTTAAAGTTAGTCGTTCCTACATTTACTTCAAATGTATCTGTTGTCTTATTAGATATTGCTAACCATTTCTTACTTACAGGATCTCTTGATCTTGGATAAGTTTTCTTATTTGCAAGACTATCCATAGAACATTTGAAAGTTAATGCACCTTCATCAAAAGAAATTAAATCACCATTAGAAAAACCATGACCTGCTTTAGTAAGAGTTAATATTCCTACAGTTCCATCATACTTAGCATCAGTAGGAGTAAAAGATCCTGCAGTAGTAATCAAATCTAGACCCTTATTAGGAATAGTAAAGGTTGCAATTCCTGTTGTAGGATTATATTCAACAAATGTAGGAGTAAATTTAGTTGCATTAGCAAGATTTGTTTTTGATATAGATTCTATTTCTGACCGAACATATGAATGTATTGCTGGATTATATACATGCTTATATCCCTTAGAACTACCAACAACTGATGTAAACGTTTTTGATGTACCTACCGCATCAACAATACTAGAAACACTATATGCTTTTTGTGGATCAGGAAATATATTAGTCGTTATACCAGCAGTTTTATCTGGACATGTAAAAGCGATTCCTGCTAATGTAATCTCACTACCTACTTCAAATCCATGAACTCCAGCAGTAGTTACAGTAATAATTCCAGTAGGTTCATCATAAAGCACATTATTAATTGTACTTACACCACTTTGAGTACCTGTAACATATAAACTATCCACTACTAATGGTGTCTTTTCTAATACCATTCTACCATCAATAAGAATGACGGCATCGTTAGGTGGAATCTCTACATCCTTTATAATTCTTACATCTCTTGTATTTCCTGTACTCCGTGTTTTTCTTCTCTGGGTAAAAGTAATGGTTGGATAAGTTCCTATACCTACATTAGCAACTTGAGCATATAACACCAAGGCTGAAGTTCCTGTAGGAACCTCATATAACTTATTATTTCCTGGTGCTACAGGAACTGCTATAGATATAAACTTATTAACTGGTGCTATTGCCATATTATCTCAACGAAAGTATTAATGGTGTTAATTGTGCTTGAATGGCACGGTTAAAATCCCGTCCTCTAATTGTTGATGTTGTTTGATCAACAGTTATGCCATCTCCAATTCTAAAGTTACCTTTTTGATCCGTACTTGTAAATGGAATTTGACCGCCATTAATAGCAATAATCTCATTTTCAGGAATAGGTTCACCACCTTGGAAGGGGTTTGCTCTATTTAGGTCAGTACCAGCACCAACATATTCAAAGGAATGTGAACTGGTAATGATACGACTCAATCTAACTAATTCACAACTTACTCCAATACCTATAGAATAAGGAATAAATTCATTAAAGGTTACTGTAGATAATCCACTAGTAGGAGTTGGTTCTGTTGCAGATTCAACTGTATATAAGATAGGATCAGTATTGACACTAGCAGTAGCATTTCCACTAGAGAAAGTAACTGTAAGATCTTGATTGGGTAAGAAGTTTCTACCACTTGCAATTACATCAATAGAAGAAATAGTTCCTGCTGCACTTACATTCGCAGAAAACTCTGGTAAAATTGATTCAGGACCTAAAGGTTCATCTACTGTGACAACAGGAGGAGCACCTTGATTATATCCACTTCCCCCATCTAAAATATCAATACTTCTAATTAACTGAAGAGGTTGAGTTATTATTCCAGTAGCAGGACTATCACCATAATCATCTAAATTAAGATGGAAATATGCTCCTTGACCATCAAATGGTTTTCTATAATTTCCTTGAACATCAACCACATTATTCAATACAAAAGTATCTGATTCTGCAGTTGTCTCCTCATTAGTATCACTCGTAAATTCTATAGCACCATAACCATCTGCCTTTAGTCCAACATTACCAAATGATGAGTTAGAGTTTGTTAGATCACACTGTCCACCACTAGAACAAGAAATAGCAACATCACATCCAATAGTGAAGATAGAAACTAACTGTGCATATGCATTATTGGTAAGTGATACTCCAATACCATTTTCATTATACTGAGTAAATGAATCACAAACCATAGATTTTAAATCTTGACCTAAATCATTAGTACCAGTAAATGCAGCATTAACATAATCACCATTAATCTTCATTCCAATACTACCAGTCATAAAGTTAGTGCAGTTTCTAACATAAGGACTTCTATATTTCGCACCCTTTGATGGATCCACTCTATCAGGACCTTGGTTTGCAGGCCCTAATGATGTATATCCTGTAACTGCTTGATAATCACCACCTGCTGCTACACCAGCTGCAGTTGGAGGAAATGCTACAGCACCACATCTAGGATGATTAGTAGAACCTGTAGATCCAGCAAAGTTTAAATTCTGTACTAAACAACCTGCTCTAACTTGAAATACATCTTTTTCTACATTAAGAGGAACTACAGTTACCAATCTTAAATCTTCACCAGAAACGGTAACTTCTGTTCTCAAACCAACTGGATTATTCTCTTTATAAACACCTGAACGAACAATAATAGTATCTCCAGGTTGTGCTATTGCTGCTGCACCACCTATAGTTCTTTTTGCATCTCCTTCTAACAATCCACTATTCGTATCCAATCCATTTACAGAAACCCAAATAGTATTTTTAGTTTCAACACCAGATGGTCTCCATGATACTCCTGTTCCAACTGATGCTAAACGATAATCTGTTTTAGCAACACCTACGCCAATATCATTATTAACATCCTTTAAATGAGAATCTAATTCTAATATTTCACCTACATGTAAACTCTTTCCAATACCAACTCCACCAGTTACTACTAATGCTGCATCAGTAGTGCTTGAAGCTGGGGTACTAGATTGTACTTTTGTATCACCACCAATAAATAACTTCTTAGCAATACCAACTCCACCACTTACCACTAATGCTGCATCAGTAGTGCTTGAAGCTTGAGTAAGAGATTCTACTTTTGTATTACCACCGATAAATAACTTCTTAGCAATACCAGTTCCACCATCTACCGTTAATGCACCACCACTACCAGAACTAGATGCATCAGTATCATCATTAAAATTAACAACATCATTTACAGTTAATGTACCTTCAATAAAAGTATTACCAGTATCAGTATCTACCGTAAATTTATTAACGTTAGAGTTTGTCTGAATTTTAAAACTCTTACCATCCGCATTAATGGTTACATCATCTTGGAATGTAGCAGCACCATCTACATTCAAAGTTAGATTCAATTCTGTATGTTTATCAACAGTAACTTCTTCTCTAAAATAAGCATCTCTATAAACATCTAAACCATATTCAGGATTAATAGTTCCAATACCAACCCAACCAATCTTTGTAACTACGGAAGATTCATTTACTCCACCTCCAATCTGAAGAGGTTGAAGTGGATTATTAGTTCCAACACCAACATATGCATTTCCTTTAATAACAAACGGTGAACCAATTCCTGCATGATCAACATTTAATGCTAGTCCAGTACCTGTTGGAGTAAGACGAAGCATATCTCCTGATGTACTACCAGAAAATAATCCTCCAGTTCCAGTAGCTGTTGGTAGAACAGTTAAACGTGCTGATGCAGAAGGTATAGTAGTTCCAATACCAACAGATGTCATCCTATAAATTGGTGCAGTCTCTCCACTACCATGATATCCCCAAAAATCTTGAGTGAATATCGTAGCTAATCCAGTTGCAGTAGTAGGATTTTGTGCAGTAGGAACTAAAGTATCACTTCCAATACCAAGACTGTTTCTTTGTACAAAGTTTAGAGTACTAAATGTTTGAGCAATACCTGTCTTAGGAACATAGACACCCTCATCTTGAAGTTTAATACCTTCTGTATCTTCACTAGGTGGGGTGGGTTGCCATCTAATACCATATTCATCTCTCTTCAACCAATAATCATTTTCTCCTGGAGATCCAACAGAATCGTAAATATTTCTACCAATATGAATCGTTTCTGAAACATCTAATTTTAATTTTCCTTGTGCCCCCTCATTAAATAAGTCATTACCTATAATCCAATTACCAGCTGGAGTAACTGTTCCAACTCCAACAGTACCAAATCCAGTAATTACAAAAGAAGAATCTCCACTATTAACATGAAACTTCTCTGTAGGGCTCTGATTTGATACACCTACATTTGCTCCAGCTGTAGTAGTTTTAGCAGTAAATAAAGTACCTGCTGCACCAACCTGAAATTCTTGTAATACAGTTAACTTATCAAGATTTAACGTACCTTCAATAAAAACATCATCTTTAAATGTAGCAATTCCACCATGCCAGGAATATCTATCTACTGTTAAATCTTTAAGTTGAAGACTCTCAAAGTCATAAATTAAATCACCATAGATATAAACATTCTCAAATACCGAATCCCCATTCTGATTAAAATCTGCGTTAAATCCTGGCATTTCTACTTCCCAAAGAATTTATCTGATACTGCTTGACCAACAAAACCACCTGGTCCAAATGAAATACCTGCACCCCAACTAAGTTTTAAATGTTGGGGAAGATTTCCTTTTTTACCAGAAACCTGTATTGTGGTAGCAGTTAAATTAATTTCCTTTGTACCATGAGCAAATTGATCTCCTACTTGTATACTTACTCCCTTCAATACAATATTTTTTGCTTCTAAGATAATGTCCGAATTAGCTTTAATATGAACTCCACCCGTAGCCGCATTTAAGTCAATATCACCATTCTGAGCTATTGCCAATATAGATTTTGAATCACCACCAGCTTTAGCTCCAGAAGTAAACTCAAAAGTACCCTGAGTTTCTAATCTTGTAAGATTATTTTCATGATGACTAAATATAACATTTGTATTATCATCATTAGTACCTTTTAGAGAAAAAGCTTCTGGCCCATAAGAAGTCTGATCAGGATTACCTGACTCAATAGCAAACTTGGGACCAAATCTATTTTGTTGAAACCCATCTTGTGGTTCAGAGGATTTATTACTCATATCAATTAATACCTCCCAACACAATCAATTACTTCAACAACTTTACCCTGAGGTCTAGTCTTAGATAATACAGGTCTCAAAATTGCACCTACTCCAGTTTCACTATTGATATTTAGTTTAGGTAGATCATCATAAGTTATGATGTTCTTTAATCTACCTCCTACTATTTTCCCATCCTGTATATCTAAGTCAAAATTATCTAAAGTATCATCATCTGCATATCCTCTTCCTGGATCCTCAATAATAACTCTATCAATAAATAAGGGAGCTTCATCTTCAGCAGGATAATTCGTACCTGGAGTTAATATGGTAACATAAATAACCTGCCCATAAGTAGGTGATTGAGGATTGTGATCTATATGTGCTCTAGCATATGCACCATATCCCTGATTACAATTATCCTGTATGGTTACTACAGGTTCCGTAAGATATCCACTACCACGACTAGTAATTTCTACTCCCACAATATTTCCAGTCTTCTTAACATCAATAAAGATATTATTAGGATCAAATTTTGAAAGAATTCCACCCATAATAGGTATACCAGCTGCACCTGTTCCACCACCACCGAAAAATTCAACTTTAGGGGCCATACATTTAGGTGGAATAGGAGTACATTTATCAACACCTTTTTTAAGAGCAGCTGCAGAACTTCCAAAAGATTGCCATACACCATACTCCTTTTCAAATGCAGTTTTACCTACACCTTTTACAGCTGCAGCTGCTTGAGTAATTGCAGTTCCCTTAGTAATATCCTGAAATCCTTTTATATTTTCTGCTAAACTTTTACCTTTTTGTATTCCTTTACCAATTGTATATATTGAACTAGTTGGACATTTTACTTTAACCTCATCAGGACATTTTAAACCAAGAGAAAAAGCACCTGCTTTTAAATGGAAATTTATTCCACCACCAAATTTCAATCCACCTAATCCTAATCCACCTAATCCAAATCCACCTAATCCTAATCCACCTAATTTTATTCCACTTAATCCTCCACTTATTCCTAACAGAAAACCCTTTACATCAAATCCTATCTTTAATATATTCAAAAGAGGGCCTAATTGAGGGGTAACCAAAGAATCAAATAAATTAATCATTTTAAAATTAAGTGCTCCTATTGTTTCATCAACTAAACATACAGGAACCGCAACTGCCTTAGGAATTGCTGCAGCAAGTAAATCTGCTATCATATCAGGTAATATTTTTTCAATTTTACTATCAAGACAAACTACACTATCCAATAAACCACTAACAGCAGGAAGTAAACTTTCCTGTGTTCTGATAATATCTTTAATAGCTTGGGCATAAGGATATCCTGCACCTACTTTTGCAAAATGAAGAGCAGCTATGTTTTGAAATCCCTTACTAATACTTTTCTCCAATTGATCGTTCAAAGAACCAGACATCTTACTGACAAATCCACTCATATCATTAGTTATAGCTTTGGATATAGATTTAATTTCCTTTGGCATATTTACTAAATCTTTATTAGGACCAGTAACCTTATTAAAGAAATTTTCCATATGAGCCTTCTGCTTATCAACCGTAGTATCTTGACAAGGATTTGCCAAAACAACTTGAAATCCTATAGATAATGAATCATTAGATCCTGTTTCATCAGGACATGGAGTATTAGCATTAAGAAACTTATCATATGATGAAAGATCCTGAGCTGGAGGAATATCTTTTAATAAATCTGATCCCTCAAGAGTTTCAATTGCTTTAAGAGCTGCTCCAAAAGTCAGATGATTTTCTGTTACACCTGCTTCCTTTAATTTTTTACCAACCTCTAAAAGTTGAGGACTAATTTCAGTAGAAACCTCACCATCGACATTGGAAACTTGGAGTAATGAAGTTGATTCAGGAGATGTTTCTGAAACATTTTCTTCTACTTGTGAACCTGTTTCGGAAACATCCTCTACTGCTTGTTGACTTTGATTATCATCAGAATCATCCTCTATACCTAGTGCGTCTTTAACTGCATTAGGATTATTCTTTTTATGAAGTTCCCATCTTTCATCATCAGTAAATGCACCTATTTTAGCTGCTGGACTATTCTTAGTCTTTTCTATCCATACTTTCTTTGCTTCTGATTCATTAAAATCTGTCATAATTATTTCCTCCGTATTTTATATTTATTCTAAGACCTAGGAATCCGTGAAGCTTGATTAAATGCATTTAGATAATTTGGATCCCATGGTTGATAAATTTTATCACCTATCTCAATGGGCCTTCCAGTTCCACCATACCTTGCTCTTAACAGTTGTTCATTTTTTCTTTCATTTGAAATCTCTACGAATTGACTTACATTATCAGTTGGATACAATTCAATATCAGGACCAGTAGCATTACCTCCCACCCCTCTTTTTCTCAGTTCTGTAGCATCCCTTAATCTTTTTAATAATGTAGGTGGTCTTTTTTTGATATTAGATGCACTTTCTTTTGCATTCCATTCATTCCATGCTTCCCGTACTTCACCTACTGGTTCTTCACCTACTGGTTTATTGAGTGATTCCTTCAATCTATTAACTTCCTCTTGATTTGCACCAGTCTGAAGTGGAAAACCAAGTTTATCACGAAAATCTTGTTGTGTGGCATTGAGTCTTTCTTCTGCAGTATTTTTAGCCTTTTTCAAACTATTCACTTCACTTCTAGCATCATTTAACTTTTCTTCATTTTCCTCATATGCTTCACGATCTGTACTACCTTCAGATGCTGCTTCTTGTGCATCAAATGCAGCTTGTGTGTCTTCCAATCTCTGCACAGCATTCTCAGCATTTGTTATTTTTTCATCAATATCAGGATCAATCTCAATTTCTCCCAATTTAGGTGGAGCAGGAATAGCACCAACAGTTGGTTCAGTAGGTACTCCACCTTTTTCCGAAAGCATTTCAGCACCTACCCTCATAGCATCTTCAAAAGGTATGCTTATTGGACTACAATCTCTATTATCCTCATTAGTTTGTCCTCTACCAAAAAGTTTTAATGGTTGAAGAGATCCTACAAATCCACTTGTAATATCATATCGACCATATACACCTTTCTCATATTTAACCTTACCAGTTCTTCCCAAAGCTCCCAAAATTATAGGTTGTTGCTTCGTATCTTTATCTAAAAAAGTTCCATAAACAACATCACCTTGAAAAATTCTTGGTGTTTGTTTAATACCTGCTGCACCTGATCCACCGTTAAGTGGAAGGGCAACAATTGCAAACACTACATCCTTATCATCTATTTCACCTCGATTCGAAGGAGTATGGCCTATAATAGCAACTTTACGACGAATAGCATATCCACCAAAACCTTCCATTTGTCTATCTTGAGAACTTTGAGGCAATACAATTCCCAACCAATTATCATCAAATTTCTTTCTATTAAAATCTTTAGCGTTTAACATAATTGTATTCTCTTATTATCTCTATAGTGTAGAGAAGTCCACTCTATCAGAGGCATCTTGAATAAACTGAGGAAGTATTGAATCTTTTGCCTCATACCTTTCTAGATCATCATAAAGACCCTTACCATCTTTAAGAAGTCTTCCAGAATCATCACCAGACTCATCTCTCTGAAAAGATAAACCATAAGAATCTCGAATTACTTCTAAAGAAGTTACAGCTTTAGTACTATCAAGATAATGGCAAAGGGATTGTATTATATACGTACCACTATTTTTTTCATCAGGTCCCATTTCTTTGGAACAATAAGAAATATTTTCAAGTTCAAGATTAATAGCCATACCTGCTTCTAAATCTGTATTACAAGGAATAGTAATACCATATTTTTGAGAAAATAATATATTATATCTAGCAGCAGCACCAGCATGATATAATTCTGGACTATTATTTGTCTTTGCTTCATTACCCACTTCCTCTATATCTAATATTGAAGTGTATATTTTATGATACTTTTTACCATTTTCCAATTCTAGAGATACAGGTTTTGGTACACCTATAGTAGGTCCTAATGTATTAAAATCTTTATCACTCACAAGTTCCCTACCATCTACTGAAATATCTATTTCTTTAAATTGATATGATGCAGGATTAAAAAAGAAAGTTTTACTGGCATATACTCCAGAATCAATTTGTTCTATTAGATCCTGATCCTTGTACACAGTTAAAGATGAAATTTTATAATCATTATCTTCTTGATTTAAGGTTTGTGCTCCATTATAAGAATAAATTTGAGAATAAGGGTCTTGTTTAATCAAACCATCTATTGATTTAAATTTAAATTTATTTTTAGTTTGATATACCAAATAACCAGGATTTGCTCTTCCTTCTCCAGAACCAGACTTTGCAGGTATTGATTGTTTTGCTAATAATAAAAACCAATCAAATGGTTTTTGTTGTTGTCCATTAAATTCATAAGTACTCTTCGTTGTATCTACTTCATATTGTTCTGAAGATAATTTAAATTCATTTTTAAGAATATTTTCTACACTTTGAGAAATAGGGCCCTTATATGATTTTCCAAGTGTTTTCGTTGATTCCAAGTATCCTATTTGAGATGTAAATTTCAACTGAATAGTTTCCTTTTGAGAATTTCTCTCTATAATTTGCTTCCCTACAATATACAGTTGTCTATGTTCATCATCTTCAGAAGAGAAATCTATACTAGTTCCAATTCTACTTCTCACCTTCATTAAAATTTGCTGCCCAACATCAACATTAGCTGATAAAGATACCTTTCTTTCTTGTTTATCAAATTGAGATACAACAGCATCTGATGTGCTGACAATATTAACATATCCTGTTATAAAAGGTGATAAAAGATTTTCATAAAAATAAAGATTAACAACTTCCCAACCTTCACCATGATTCATATATCCACCAGGACTAATTGCTTTAGACACATCTGCTTTACCCATTCCCCAATCAATCTTATCACTATCCAGAAATTCTGGTACCTTGATTTTAAATTCTTCTATTATTAAATTAGATGCTGTATTATCCATTTATTTACCTAAAAACGGGGAGAATATGATGCCATCCTATTTAAAGGACTGGGTGTAGATTGAGATTCAGACTTACTAACTAAAATAGGTTGAATATAATTAACACCTGAAGATGAAGATGGAGTATTTAATCTATTTACCGAATTTCCTCTATTAATTTTAGATATCTTAAGAGTAGGTACTGGTTTCGGTTTCAAATTAAGACGAACTAATGATCCCATCTCCATCGATTTCCCATTATCTGAAGTTTCTGTTAATTGATTAAAAAATTGAGGAGCAAAACCAGTTTGTTCTTCTATTTTTTTAGCTGCCTTTTCAGTAATGATTGTTTCATTTTTATGAATATATGCAAGTCCAGGTTTAACAACTTCTCCACCTGTTTTAAGTTCTGGAATATTAATCCCTATAGATTGAGGCCCTATTTCAGCATTAGATGAAATGGGCATATTTCTAGATTCCGCATTCACTTCATTATCTACTGACATATCACTATTAGAAGAAGTCTGACCAACAACACTCGTAGAAGTACCTTCCGTATAATCAATAGTCTTATTAAGAATACTCAAATCCCTTCCAACTGTTCGTAATTTCCTATTTACATCAGTTACTCCAAAGAGGCCTCCAACAACATTATAAATTGAACTTATTCCATTAGAAATAAAACTAAGAGCTTTAACTACTCCATTCCATATTGGTTGTATTCTATTAACAAAAATATGCTTTATACTTGCAATAATTTGAGGAAGTTTATTAACCAAAAACCCTAATAACAAATATCCAAAAAACCCTATTATTCCATCCTTAAGACTCTTTACTACACCACCAACCTTTGCAAATATACTTTTAAATACAGGAGTTTTAATTTTAGTTTTTTCAGCCCTTTCCTCTAAATTTCTTTTTTCTATCTTCTTATTTTCATTACGAATTATCGAAGATTTTCTAAATTCTAATTTTCGTAATTTCTCATTAGAACTAATTAAAAAACTCTTAATATTAGTTACATTTAATTTTAATTTTTGAGTTTGTCTTTCCATTATCTACACCTACACTAAAATTCCCAAAGTTTCTTGACTTCTTTCAATCCATGGATTAGCTAAATCTATGGCTGATACAAAAGGTATTGAATCACCACCTGCAGGTGGTGGAGCAAGTGCAGCAGCTGCATCTGCTTCTCCTTCTGTCATTCCTGCGTCAAATGGTGGAAGAACTTTCAAGTCAGGTTCAGCTCCTGTTCCCTGATTGACTACAAGAGAACCTTTTAGTCTATTGTTTATTTGTGATGGAGATAAGTTAGCTAACTCATTCTCGCTTATACCCTTTCTACCGAGAAGAGATCCATCAAATGCCCCAAATTCTCTTGAAACATCAATCGCTGCAGCACCCCATCCAAGTACAGGAATAGCACTTAAAAGTGATAATAAACCTCCAACATTATCTCCTTGACCAAACCTATAAGCAGCAGCACCCAAATCCCAAAAATTTCCTATTAGAGGAATAGCACCTGCTCCCTTCGAACCTAATTTAGTTCCAACTTTTTGCCCCACTCTCCCAAGTCTAGTTGATCTGGATGTAGATCTCAAGACATCTCCAGTAATTTTAGGACCTTTCCTACCACCTACTCTGGCAGCAACTTTACTAATACCACCTCTAATATTAGGTGAGGAAGAAATAAGTCTTCTTATAACATTTGATGTTGTACGTGTAACTTGTGGAACACCAGGTGCTCTACCAAGAGAAGCAGTAAAAGGAAGTGCTTTATCACCCATTCTAAAGATTTTTGTCCCTCCTCTAGAACCAACTTGCACCAATCCTCTTGATGTGAGTTGTCCTACTATAGGAGATATTCCTTTAGATAATGGTCTACCTTTAGTTATCGTAGATCTTGCAATAGAAGAAGCACTATCGTGTCCTTGGGTTATCATGCGAGAAATACTTCTAACGGCAGCTTGACCACCACCTCTAGTAACTCCACGTAAACCTCTTATTCCAAATATAGAACGAACAACTCTATAAGCAAAAGCTAATTTAGATGCTACACTAACTAAAAGTCCTCCAACAACTACACCTGTAATAAGTTGCCAATTATTTGCTACAACATCAAAAAATTTACCAACTTTCTCTGTATTTTTAGATAACCAACTAATTGCTTTATTAGCTAAAAATCCTGCACCTATCCATCCAAAGAATCCTAATAACCTACCAAAAATGCCTTTAATAGGTGAAACGACCTTATCAAAAGTTTTACCTATAGTGGATTGTATATTCTTAGATTCCGTTTTATCTTCTGCGTCTATTCTCCTTCTTCTATCAGAAGTTCTTCTTATTTTCTTTATTTCTTCCGTTTCTTTTGTAATTCTGTTGGCAAAATCTATTGCCAATTGATTCTGTATTTCTACAAGAATCCTATTAGTCTCCAATAAAGTTTCATCAATAGAAGTACTCCTAGTAGGAGATTCTCCCAAATTACCACTTCCTATTCTTCTTTTTGAAAATAAAGAAGAAATCATCCTCAAAGGTCTAAAAGACCCTACTCCACCATTAAGTTTCCCAATAGGACTTTTAATATTGGTTACATTTATTTTTGGTTTCTGTAATGTTTGAAGATTAATAAGTGCCACTCTGCTGTTTTTGTTTTAGATTTTCTTCTTCAATATATTGTTGGAGGAGGGAAACATATATTTCTCTTTCCCACGGAATCATATTTTCAAGCTCTGTTAAGCTGTATTTATGGTGCTGCATCAGAGCAAAATTTGTCCGATAGTAATTCTCTAGACTCTCATGAGCTAGAGCTAACTGAAAAAAGATGCTAGACCCTCTATCGTCACTTCACTTTCAACTTTTGTCTCTGGATTCTTTACCTTAACAGTATGTGCCAGTTTTGGCATAGTATTAAAGAATTCTTCAACATCCTTAAATTGCTTTGAATTCATTTGCTCAACAAAATCTTTCAATTCTTTCTTACTACAATCAGAAGCATCCCATGCCTCATCTGCAGTATATACTTGACTAATACAAGACATGATAACATCCAACGATTGATCAACTCCACTCTGTTCAGATGCTATATCAAAATTAGCTTCAATAAATTGTGTCAAAGATGGATAATTCATTTGAACAGAAAGATCATCATCTAATTTAATGATATTATTATGATTCGGATCCTTTTGAATTTTAATAGAATCAATATCAATTTCTACTTGAACCTGAGTTTCCCCATCATCAGGACAAGTAATATTAACTTCTACAGTTTCACCAACAGATTTTGCACGAACATTCAAAAACAAATATTCAATATCAAAAGTTGCTAATTTATCAACTTTTATACCTCTAGTAAGAATACAATCATTAATAACATTTTTAATCGCTGTAGTAATTTGTTTACTATCTTCCGATTCTAATGCCATGATTAAAATCTTTTCTTCTTTCACTAAAAAAGGTCTATATTTAACCTTCTTTCCAGTAGAAGGTAATACCAACTCATATGTTGGTGTAGAAATTTTTGGTAAAGGCATAATTCTTGATACACTTCAGTGCTTTTATTTAGCACCATTATACAACAATATATCGATCATATGCAAATTGAACATTAACTTTCAAAAGATCTGCATTACCATATTGTACAGGCATAGAAGTCATACCTTTAGGAAAAGCATTTATAAAATTATAAGTAATTTCCTCAGATGCGGTTACTGTACTAATACCAACGCTTCTCTCAAATTTTGTAATCATCAAATTATCTGATTTATAACCCACTTTACCATCTCTACCCATGGGATAGTTAAATCTTCGATAATAATTATAATTATCCCGTCTATCTATTGATTTAAGATTATCATCTCCTGCAACATAATCCATCCAACCCTCAAAGAATTTTAATGTATTATAATTTTGATCAACATAGAATGTAAAATCACTATCAATATATAATCTACTATGAGCAAACTGTTGATTGATACCTTGATAATTATCTTTGACTTCAGCAGTTGCAAATGAACTAGTCGGAAGTGTTGCATCTGAACACATTATTCCAATATCTTTACCAGTCGAATATTGTTCAGGAAGTCTATAAAAGTTTCTTAAATAAAATTCCAAATCTGCTGTTATACCAGAGATATTAACTTGATACTGATTATTTAATGAAACTTTACTAATATCCATTCTAGTAAGAGTTCCTGTCTTATATTTTGAGATAACTCCTGCCACTCTAAATACCTTATATTAATATTATTAAGTATTTAGATGTCTTATAAAGGAAGATATCAACCGAATAACCCATTAAAGTATAAAGGTAACTTTCGAAACATCATTTATCGATCTTTATGGGAAAAAAAATTCATGAAATATTGTGATAGTAATCAGAATATTTTAGAATGGGGAAGTGAAGAATACATAATCCCTTATAGATCCCCATTAGATAATAAAATCCATAGATATTTTCCAGACTTCTATATTAAAGTAAATGAAAAGAGTGGAAAAATTAAAAAATATCTAATTGAAATTAAACCTAAAAGACAATGTACCAAACCAAAAGTTCAAAAAACTAAAAGTCGTGGTTATCTTTATGAAGTCTATGAATATGCAAGAAATCAAGCAAAATGGAAAGCAGCTAAATCATTTTGTGCTGATAGATTATGGGAATTTAAAGTACTAACGGAAGATGAATTAGGTATCAAATGACTTATAGTTACCCCACCGACGATAAAGAGAATAGAATTAGAGGAATACTTGATAATATGACAGGAACAGAAAACCCTGATGACTTAATGATGGATCTTTTAGAAATTGTAGGTAGTAGAGTTACTCCCGTTCCAGATATAGGAAAATTCTATACCTTCGTTTATTCACCCAAAACTCCCAATATTCAATATGATGCACATCCTTTAGTTGCGGTAACTGATATATTCAGATGGGGTTTTCGTGGTATGAACTTTCATTGGGGTGAAACACGACAATATACATGGAATGAAATAGTAGGACAATTATATGAAATCTTTCCAGAGGAACTTTCTGATGCTCAAGAAATTCCTTTTGGAAAGATTGGTCTAAATAGTTAAAATAATATTGGTCGATAATGTCAACTGCAGCAGAAAGACTCAACGCAAAAGAAGAAGCATGGCGTAAGAAACTTGGTTTTGAACTTCAGACTGGTGTAAATCCAGAGGACGTTAATAGATTAAAGGAAGCAGTAAGGACAGTAAAAGGTTTTGATGAGCTTGATCCTGATGATCCTAACAACCCAAATAGAGAAGGTGGAGAATTTGTAATAGAACCCCAAACAAAAGAAATTACAAAAAAAGAAGACGATACACCAACGCAATTAACACAATCAAAATTTGAAGATCTAAGATATCCATATACTAGTATAGATGGAACTCAAGATTTTATAAAATTCACAGTTGTTGAATATAAAAGGAAAGCATCTGGTCGTTTAATTGGAGGCCCATCTCTCAATTCAGAATTATTAGGAAATATTATCCTTCCCATACCATCTCAACTTACAGATGCAAATTCAGTAGATTATGGACAAGGAAGTTTAAATTTTGTACAAGAAACAGCACTTAATGCTGCCTCTAA